CAATGATCCCTGTTTCTTATGGTACAGTCACTGGCATCATCAAATCAGTAAACGGTGTGACAATTCCCACAACTGCTGTTGTGGAATGGGATGACCTTCCTATGGAGAATATAGGGTTTGCAAGGATTGGAGCTGCTGGTTCAAAGGTAATAGGGATTACTCTTAGTGATGACTAAAAAAACTGAAGCGTTAATGACCACTCTACTTGGTAATGATAAAGAAATGGTGACTGTGATCCATTCTGCTTTTGAAGAAAGCTCACGGACTGTTGCTTTTGTTGAAGTTGATAAGTCTGCGAGTATAGAAAAGAAATGTGAGATTGCATACGTCAAGACCAACACAATCAATATGCCTTGGTGGCGTAACGAAGGTGTGACTGTTATGTTCCCTGAGAAGGGTTGCCGTTCTACGAGTGTAGGAGATATGGTACTAATTGGTACTGAGAAATATAAATGTGATAATTTTGGATGGAGTAAAATATAATGACTAAAAAAGAACTAATCGAAGAGATTAAATCTAATAGCTTGCAGATGGAGCAGCTATCAGAGGATGTAAGAGGATTGATGTACGCTGTACGTGATCTAACTGAACAACTAGCATTAAAGGAAGAAACATAATGTCGTTTGAATGGAACAAAATGTACAAAGTTGAGGAACGGATTGACTCTGAAATAGGTGATGCCGTCCACAACTTTGTTTGTGAGTATTATGAGGTAGATGAAATTACTGATCTTACTAAAAATCAGATAGATGAAATTGATGAGTTTAGAGATGGCTTGGATGAGTATTCTTTTATGCACATTGGATTTTTAAATTTAATTGACCACTGGGATGATAACCAATGAAACCATTTATGATAACAACGCCTAGGGGCAAGCGCAACTGGACACCAGCTGGTGGGTATGATCATCCTAAGAACAAATCAATTACTGCATCTTGTGCTTCAATGGAATTGTCCTTCAATTTAAATACGTGTGATTTTGTTATTGGCAAAGATGATAATCAAAACATTAAAATTATTTTAACAAAAAAGAAGGCTGCATAATGATAAAAGCTATGTTAATTGTTGCAAGTATGGGTATCAATACAGAGATGCCAAGTATGGCTTCTTGTTTAGAGGCAAGACTTGCAATTGCTAGTCAAGATGCATCTATCAAATCTTTGTGTGTTCCTAAAGAAAATGAAACAGATAAGATGAAAGAAATGCTTGGTGTTTTCATAAATATGATTAAAAAGATAAAGGAGTTAGAAAATGCCGATGGACGTAACATTATTGAGAATAGATAATGCAAGAACTGCTCTTGATAATTCTCAAACAGAATGGGCTCAAATCTATTGGGAAGGTGTGTTAAAATATATGTTGAGACTAGGTAATAGGATTACCTAAATAACTTTATGGTCACATTAACACAATCTGCAAAAGATTATTTAAAATCTGTAGTCACTAATAATGATGACTATGTAACTCTCGGCGTAAAAGGCGGGGGGTGTTCTGGTTTACAATATGTGTGGGATTTAAAGAGCAAATTACCTGATGTTACTTGGTCTGAGCCTATTGAAGATGTTTTAGTTCTTGATCCTCTTGCTGAAATGTATATTTTAGGTAGTCAAATTGACTATGTGACAGAGCTTGGTGGGTCATTTTTAACAGTAAAGAATCCAACATCAACAAGTAGTTGTGGATGTGGAGAAAGTTTCGGAGTTTGATTATGAGTAATTTTAGAACGACTAAATCATGGACGCAGAAGTATGAACAAATTCCCAGCTATAATAATTACAGTATTACTGTCACTTGGAGCGACATCTGCTTGCAGTTTGATCCTACCTTGGCAAGTAGCTACAGCAATAACAGCTGGGGACATCGCATTGACCAACGAAACAGGAAAGAGTAGTAGTGAGCATATCGTTGGGGGTGTGACAGGTCAAGAGTGTCAGTGGATTAGATTTTTACTAAATGAAAAAATATGCATGACAAGTAAAGAATATGAAAATTATCTTTTAGACATGGGATGTGAAGAATATAAGTGGAACTTCTTTGGAATACCTAGTTGTAAAGATGATAAATCTATAGGAGAAAGCACAGAATGAGGTGGAGTATGCACAAAGGTAGAGGTGGAAAAAATACAGATTTATCCTCAAACATCAATCTACTTGAAGAACAGATTAATGTTTTACGAAGCCAACTGTATTGTCCTGTTGAAGATATGTCTGGCTACCAAAGAACTTGGGAAGATAAATGTTTTATTCTTCAGAGAGAGAACGATGAGCTTAAATCTAAACTTGAAAAAATTAAAGAGCATTTATCTGGCTCGATAAGATTTTTATAATAGGAGAATAAGATGCATGAATATAAATGTACAATTTTAAGAGTCGTGGATGGTGACACTGTAGATGTGGATATCGACTTGGGATTCGGTGTTTGGTTACGTAAGGAACGAGTTCGCCTTCATGGCATAGATACTCCAGAGAGTCGCACTAGAGATTTAGAAGAAAAGAAATATGGACTAGCTGCAAAGCAATTTGTCAAGGATATTTTATTGGTTGGCAGCCAACAAAGATTAATTACAGAAAAAGACAAGACAGGTAAGTTTGGTCGCATCTTGGGTAAGTTTCTAGTACACGATGTAAAAGAAGATAGAGAGATGCATCTTGGTCAAATCATGATTCGTGAACATCAAGCAGTTGAATACTTTGGTCAATCAAAAGAAGATATTGGTTATGAGCATATTAAGAACAGAGAATTTATTACAATAAAAGAGTGAAAGAAAGAGAGTATATTATGAAATTAATGAGCCATTATTATGGAAGCGGTGTTTTTGCAAATCGAGAAGTCAGTGTTTACATGGACATATACTTAAACGAAACTTCCTTAGAATATAAAAGATATTATATGTTAGAGTTAATTACTGTCAATAAATCAGTGTGGCGTAAAGCAAAACTCAGTGGAATAAGCTATGCAGAAGATGCCGCAGAGAATTTTGTAATGGGTATTGACATTTAAACTAAATCCTGTTATTATAACATTTATAATAAAGGAAGGGTTTTAAATGGCTGAGAACTATAGATTTGTGTCACGCGAAGGTGACAAGTGGGCTTCAATACTTATTGACAGCGGTAAGTATAATGGAGTGATATATCAATATGGCAAGGTATCAGTGCCAGAAGAAGAGAATGAAGACGGTAATATGCCTCTATCATTCAAATATACTGTTGTAGACTATAATGGACACACAGAAGAATCCCTAAAAGAAACAGAAGAATTTACCACCACAATTGGTGATATTCTAGTATTAGTCCTAGATGAACAACTGGAGAAAGACAACCTTGAATATGCAGACGATTGAACGAACAGCACTAACTCAGCTCGTAACAAATGAAAAGTATGCAAGGAAGGTTCTACCATTTATTAAAGGTGATTATTTCTCAGATAAAACAGAAAGAACTGTATTTGAAGAGATTGAAAAGTTTGTAGACAAGTACAATAAAATACCTACTCAAACATCCTTAGAGATAGAAGTTCAAGGCCGTAAGGACTTGAATGACCATGAGTACACCAAAATTGTAGAGGTTATCAAAACTCTAGAATCTACTGATGTGGATTTTGATTGGTTGGTGGATACTACTGAGAAGTTCTGTAAAGACAAAGCTGTATACAATGCTATTGTTGAGGGTATCTCTATTATTGATGGTAAAGATAAAACCAGAGATGCAGGAGCAATACCTAGTATTCTTACAGAGGCCCTTGCTGTTGGATTTGACAATAGTGTTGGTCACGATTATTTGGCAGATGCAGATTCTCGATTTGAATATTACCATACGATAGAAAAGAAGATACCATTTGATCTGGACTTCTTTAATCGTATCACAAAGGGTGGACTTCCACCAAAGACTTTGAATATTGCATTGGCTGGTACTGGTGTTGGTAAAAGTTTATTTATGTGTCATATGGCAGCTAACTGTCTATCTCAGGGTAAGAATGTACTCTATATCACTCTAGAGATGGCAGAGGAACGTATTGCAGAACGTATTGATGCAAATCTAATGGGTGTTTCTATGGAAGACTTGCAAGACCTTCCTAAACAAATGTTTGATAGCAAGATGGATCACATTATCAAAAATACTACAGGAACACTTATTGTAAAAGAATATCCTACTGCATCAGCTAACTCTGCTCACTTTAGAGGACTAATTAAGGAACTTGCAATTAAGAAGAGTTTCAAACCAGATATTATTTTCATAGATTATTTGAATATATGTGGATCATCACGATTTAAAGGTGCTGCTAATATTAACTCTTATACTATGATTAAGTCAATTGCAGAGGAACTACGTGGACTTGCAGTAGAGACTAATGTACCTATTATGAGTGCAACACAGACGACTCGATCAGGCTTCAGTAATAGTGATGTAGGACTAGAAGATACTGCTGAATCGTTTGGACTGCCTGCAACTGCTGATCTTATGTTCGCTCTTATCAGTAATGAAGAACTTGATGCACTTAACCAGATTGCAGTTAAACAGTTAAAGAATCGTTATAATGACCCTACAAGCAATAAGAGATTTGTGATAGGTATTGATCGTGCTAAGATGAGACTATTTGATGTTACATTAGAAGAACAACAAGGCCTTGCAGACAGTAATCAGACAAAAGAGATAGATAAGTTTGCAGAACCTATCTTTGACAAGACAGACTTTGGTGAGGGTTGGACAGTATAGTTATGTCTGAATCAATATCTTGTAAACACTGTGCAAGAGAGATTGTAGAAAGCGTACCAGAAAATGCAGGGTATGTTGCTTGTGCTGGTATGGAGTGTGGCCATATGCGTGTATATGGCTTAGATAAAGAAGATTGCCGTCAGGTAATTTTGAGGAGTGATTTAAAAGTATGATGTTAACAGATGTATTAATAACTATACCACCAATGTGGACAGGTATGGGAACGTGGGCTTATTCTGGTGAAAAAGAAATAGAACCAGATGGGAGCAATGCTAAGATGTGGCACTATCTAATTGCACCAGATAACACTAAAATTGATATCAATCAATACTTTGGGCCGTATTATATACCTAAAAACTCTGAGATAGAAGATTTAATAATGGAGATACCAGAAGTGAGGAGACATCTTGGAGAAATATAAATTAATTATAATACTCCTTCTAATAGAAATAGCTTTACATATATTAGAAGTTATTATCGATATAAGTCAATATGTCTCTTGACATTTAACACACATACTGGTATAGTCTTAATATGAACTTTTATACAAACGTACTCCAATGGGGTAATCAACTTTTTGTGCGAGCTGTTGTTAATGGTGAGCGTCAAAACTTCAAAGTCAAATATCGTCCAACACTATACTCTCCTGTGCCTGGCAAAGAGACAGGGTATAAAACACTGAATGGTGTTTCTGTATTACCTACTGAATTTGATTCTATCAAGGAAGCAAAAGAGTGGATTGACAGTCATAAGAATCAACCTGAGCTGGTGTATGGTAACACACAGTTTGCATATAACTATATTGCTGACACTTACAAGGGTGATGTTAAATGGGATTTAGATCAGCTTTTGATGGTAACATTGGATGCTGAGGTACAGTGCCAGAACGGATTTCCTGACCCAACAGCTGCAGATGAAGAGATGCTGTCTATCAGTATCAAGAATCATCAGAACAAAAAGATCGTTGTGTGGGGCGTTGGTAAGTTTACTACGAATCGTGATGACGTTACCTATATTGAGTGCGAGAGTGAAATACATCTGCTGAAAGAATTTCTAGCATTTTGGGAGAGACATCTACCTGACGTTATCACAGGATGGAATACAGAATTTTTTGACATACCGTACATCTGCAATCGTATCATTAAACTGTTTGGTGAAGATGAACTGAAACGTCTATCTCCTTGGGGTAGTGTGCAAGCTAGAGAAGTGTTTAAGATGGGACGCAACCACCAGACATATAACATACAAGGTGTTGCTGCTCTAGATTATTTTGACCTGTATCGTAAGTTTACCTATCAAGCACAAGAGTCCTATCGCCTTGACCATATTGCTTTTGTTGAACTTGGTGAACGTAAGGATGGTAATCCCTATGACACATTTAGTGAATGGTATCAAAAAGATTTCCAATCGTTTATTGAATACAACATTCAAGACGTTGAGATTGTTGACAAGCTTGAAGATAAGATGAAACTGAT